TCAGTTTACCTCATATAATTTTATTGTTTTACTTTCATCGTTGTAGATAAGCTTTAAATTTAACAAATCTGCAATTTCTCGCACTTGAACATATGTCCTACCATCTATAATCTTCGCAGGAATCATCTTCACATCATTCAGCATAACTTTTGTTTCTACCAGTTTATCCACGTTAACTACCACCTTCGATTCAATCCCGTTTTTTATATCTAACTTAAATTGTGTCTCTGTTATTCCCATACTCATTAGATATGAATACGGGTCTCTATGTGTTGTACCTTTTAAATTGTCAGTAATCCATCTATGGGACTTGATACCATTACCACTGCCATCTAGTATAATAGGTATTCCAGCATCTTTAGCTAGCTTTCTCAAAAGCCAAATATAAGCTGCATAATCCTTTTTGAATTGTTCCTTGTCAGATGTTCTTGCTAATTCTACCTGTGCATAGCTAAGTGGGTTTCCTTTTGGGCCACAACCGTACTGCACACGATTAACTGGTGCAATTTGCACGATACGCCCTCCACCACCTACCCAGTGAGACGTAAATGCATTTGCTTTATTGCGATTCATATAGGCAATTTCATTCTCTAAAGCATTTGGACCACAATTTTTTTGGTTCCCTGATTCGTGGGCAATCACATACTTTACGGATGTCAAATCCTGATTGGGTAGTCCTGACATCAAGCGTTTTTCAATAACATAGCTCATTTCCAATCACCATCCTTGGCTGAATATTGTTTATATAACTGATTGGCAAAAACAGCAGCTCCGCTCACAAGAACGCCTTGTACGATAGCTTGTATAGTGAATCCCATAATGCCAACTGTAAACGTAACTCCAAATATCAATAAAATATACGGAATTAACCAATCTTTCATTTTAGGTGTGCTCTTTAAAATTTGCCCAATAACTAATAAAACAGGCACTACAATAAGCGCCTGTTCGATAATGTAATCATATAAAAATTCCATTTTAGTATCCCCCTAGTTTGTTTTAATAACGATTGCTAACAATCCTAAAATAACTGCCCCGATAATAGTTGTAGATACCCACCAAACGATTTTATCGATTTTATTTAATCGATGGTGCGCGCTTTTAGTACTAGCTAACGCTTCCTCTGCAATGTCTTTAGCGTTATCTGCTGTTATACGAATATCTCTAATATCATCAATTTTTGCCTCAATACCTCCGAGTCTTTCATAAATATTTCTGACTAATTCCTCGCCCATGCCATCACCAATCCTTTGCCCTATTTAAAATAAAAAGCCATGAGAAGCATCGAGATTCAGTATGGTGTACCGTTGCCCATCTCGATTGCTCTCATAGCGCATAATAAAAGCACTCTCGTCCGAGAGTGCTTAGAATTCACTTTCTAATTGCTACAAAATCTACAATTTGGGACCTTAAAAATGCCCCTTCATGATAGGAATTTTGATAGTAGTACCACTCACTTTGAGTTTCATCTGTTAATGAGTTAGCGATGTGTTCAATATCATTAAAACCATCTTCTAAAATGATTTTCTTCCCGTTAATTAAACTAATTTCAATTGAATAATTTGCCATTATAATATCCTCCTTTTCATCTACTTTAATTCGACAAAAGGAAATGATTTCCTGCCAATTTAGACAATAAAAAAACGCTAGCTTATGCTGCGTCTACTTGTTTTCGTTATCGAGTAATGTTTGTACAGCTTCTCTCCACAACATCGGCACCTGGTCAACTGTTCGCAAATTCATTTTAATTAAATCCCAATAAAGTTTAGCCATTATTAAACCTCCTTAGTAGCTACTACTTCTGCTAATTCCGCAATAGCTAATTGATTTTCAATTTTGTCTTGTTGCTGTGCCTCTGCTGATTCAGCTATAGCTAACTTCAATTGTTGTGTTTCCTCTTGTAAGAGTTCTAATGCTGTTTTAGGAATATCAGTGTACTCATAATATAACGACTTTGTTTCTTTGTCGTAAAACAATTCGTGCGTTTTACCTGGTATGTTTTCAGGATGTGGTGCTGTACTCATGTCATACACTACCGCGATTTCTCCGAACGAAAACACGCTTAATACTTTGACTTTCGTTTCTTCTGTATTTTCAATGATAATCATGTGTGTCCCTCCTTTTTATAGTTACCAAACGATTTCTACGAAACCATGCCCGCCTCGCGAGCCAAAAAGTGACGTAGAACCGTTATAAGAACCTGCACCACCGCCTCCACTGCCGCGAGTTCCAATCTCTCCACTTTGACCCATTGATCCCCCTACGCCGCCTTTAGCGCCTTCTGTGAATATCTTTCCTGTTTGTGCATAGGGTCCCGCTAAACCACCAGCACCGTCAGAAGGCGAACCGCCTCCGCCTCCACCTTGTGAATTTTCGGAATACCAACCATCGCCGCCTGAAAACGATGCTATAATTCCTCGTATTTGAGACTCTATTGCAGACGGGGCTTGTGGTCCTCCATTTTTAGGTTGGTTGATTTTTAGTATGCCGCCACTTCCACCAGAACTGGACAATGTGGCACCAGCGCCCGCACCACCATTAACGTAACCTGCTCTATTTTCGGGCGTAGCTCCACCACCGCCGCCATAAGCATAGAACCCGCCAATTACTCCGCTATGACCGCCGACTCCTGCGTATATAAGGTTCGCTTGACCTGACACTGTGTTAGGCGAACCGCCTGTACCTCCCTCGCCTACCAAGATGCTTAGAGTAGTTCCCGGCGTGACTTTTAGGAATCCGGCTATGTAGGCGCCCGCACCGCCGCCACCGCCACCCATACTTTGATAGTATCGACAGTTACCACCGCCACCACCACCGGCGCCCCATGCACGATAAACAATGCGCGTTACATTTTCGGGAACCACCCAAGAATGAGTACCAGGTGTATTGAAAGTGGTCCTGTTTGTTTCTGGACTTGTCACCCCACTTTCACCCTGTAAGATAAAATTTGTGCCGTTAAAAGCTACGGTGTATATGCCACCAGAAGTCATAGTGCCGCTAGGGAGTTGAGTGCCATTACCTCTAAGTAAAGGAATTGCATTACTAGTCTTAACCCCATCACTGACTTTTAAAGTGACATTGCCTGTATTGGTGAAGTTAGAAAAGATCCTATAGGCAGCCCCTTGTTTTGGCTTAGGCGGACTAGCGTTATCCAAAATTATTTTATTAGACGTAACACTTATAGCGTTTAATGTCCCGCCGGCTCCAACATACCAAACGTGCCCTAAATCGTCTTTAATATGATTATCTATTTTTAAGGAATTCGAATTAACAGTTTGCTCTAAAGAAGCAACTGTTTCTTCTAAATTTTCTACAGTTTGAGTTAAATCAGCAACATTTCCACCAGCTTGCTGTAATTCCCCAATACATTTATAAGCTCTGTTTAATAACCAGTTCATATGCTGTGCAGATGGTTTCATACCTGGTTGCCAACCACTATCTTTCAAAGACTGTGGCGGTTCAACACCAGTTGCATTCCACTCTGGTAATTGTTCTGGCATCTTTATTCCTCCTATATCGGTAATTCGTTATCTTGACTAGGCGCATAAGCTGCACCAAGATAACCTCCAATGGTATCGTCGTTGATGTCACCAAAGCCTTTTGTGTTATCAATAGAGTTAGTTAGATCACCAAACTCAAATGTCCCTGTAAGCTCAATTACGCCAACTTTTACACCAGCCGCCACTGTTCGTTGTACTATTCGCACAAAATTCGTTGGGTCTAAGCCTGCCTTATTTAACTTTGTTAAAGGGAGCTCAATAACCTTAATAGCTGCTGGTTCTGGTTCTTCTTGGTCATTCCATTTCTCTTTAATTTTTATCATTTTAGGGTCAACAGATAACGCGATAGCTAGGACTTGAATTATCATATCAATTGTTCCATCACTTAGATTTCGGGCAATTTTCGATTTTAATAAGATTCGATATACTTCATCATTTGCAATGCCCCGAGGTTGATTGACGTTTTGTCCAATTAAATCAAGACCAACACCTTCAGCGTCATCAATGTTTCTCCACTGTCTTATACGATCATTCGTTTCTTTTACTTCTTGCGCTTCTGCTGAAAAGATACTCATCAGCTTAGAAATATTAGAATCAGGTGTCTTGTCGAAGTAATCGGATAATCGTTTTACAATTGATTTTGTACTAAACATGAAGTATCACCTCGATGTCTTTAAAATGTGTCTGAGCTACTTCTTGCAAAGCTATTACTACGTTTGAATCATTGTAGTTCACGCCATCTTTTGAAACCTCTATCTTTACATCTTCAATTCCATCTACACTAAAAGTTATAGCGTTCAGGCGAGCTACTACCACATCCTCACCCATATTTAAGCCTGAGTAAGCATTGTTGTTAGCATCTGTACCTCCAACATATCTGATAAGTGCCGTTTTTATTTGATTAACGCCATCAAACGTAAATGATGTATTAGTTGTGACATTCACTTTGATGAAAACATTTACCTCGTTTGCCCTAGTGAATCCTATTTGTTTTACATCCCCACTTAAATCAGTTACATCAACATAAGTTGTTCCGTAAGGTTGTATCCCTCCGGCCTTCTTTTCATGAATTGCTTTAGCTACTTCTTCATCGTTACCACCTAAGACAAATGCTTGAATAGACCTAGGAGGCGTACCATATTGATCTACTTCATCTTTAAAATTTTCAATAACCTTTGCTGCTCGAATGCTTGAAATTTTTAATAGATTTGCGCGTATTGCCGCTGTTGTAGCTGAACCAATACCTTCTACAGTAATATCAGCTCTTTCGCGAGCTTCGGCATCTGTTTCTTTTTCGCGGCCACCACTAGTTTTTAATGGATTATTTACACTGATAACATCGGCATCAGGATTCACTATTTCTGTAATTGTATTTGCTCCTACATTACCTATAGCCCCAACATCTAACGCTACAATTTCGACTATTCCTTTACCTTCTGTATTGAGTGTTAAATCGTAAATTGTTTCAAAGAATACGTCGCTGTTTGTGGACACTAAAAAACCACTTTCTATGAAGTGGTTTGGTGTGCCTATTATTTCTATTTGCCCATAAGAAAAGTCTGCTAAATTACGCGTGATACCTGCATATGGTAAAAGCATATCTAACTGGACACCTTCAGCAGTCTTTCGATATGCACTGTGGTAAACATCTTCTGTGTCTTGCCATAACAATGAGAAAAACCACGCCATAATGCGAATGATAATACCCAAAAATGACCGTTCTGTAGTATTAGCATCAGCACCAAATTTCTCTTTCGCCTTCGCAGACATACTATCAACCAGGTCACTGTACGATTTACGCTTAAAACCGTTTTTATCCAATGCCACCTACAGCCACCCCCTCATTAATAATAGTACCGTCTAAAAGAGTTATGGAAAAAACAACTGTCCTAACTCTATTAACATCTTTAATTTCGACACTTTCAATATCTTTAACCCGTTCTTCTTGCGAAAGAACACGTATAACTTCAGCCCTAGCTTTATCTCTGGTTGACTTCTCTAAAACTCGTTTGAAATCAAGGCCAGATTCCTCATTAAGAAACCATTCTTTTAGATTTGTACCAAGTGATATAGCTAGACATTGAGCTACTTCTTTTTCACCTTCAGCTAATTTAAAGTCGCCATTTTCAAAAACCAAATCGCCATCTAATAACGCTAGTGTTTTCACTAAAACACCCCCACTATTACAGCGTCGTGAACATCAAACATACGAGCTGTTCCTGGATATACATTATTTCCTTTCATGGCCTCATCTATCGCTCGTTGACAAAAAACAGCTAGAACCGTATCTGTTGGTTCTATAAATGGCTCATAATTTTGAGGTTCACTACCATTAACACGATATTTCTGAAATAAAACAGGAACATTTTCAATAGGAGCTAGTTTTGATGGCTCCTCACCTGTTTCTTTTACCATAAAAAGAGGTTCAATTTTTGCCAAACGTTTTGTTTCGTCATACGCCAATACTTTGCAAGGCATGGCTGTGTTTAAATTTACAAATACACCTTGTTGTAAAGCTCGAAAAAATTCAGTGGCATTCGTCATAATATCCCCTCCACTTCTGTATAAAATGAATTACCTTTGCATATGTGTTTACCTTTTTTGACGCGTACAGTGCTTTTTGTAACAATTGATTGTAATTGTATTATTGCTCCTGTATTCATTCTGTGTTGGAGTAGAGACTTGGCTTTGTATCCTTTCATCACTTTACCTTTACGCTCATTTTCGAAGTATTCTGGTGATCCAACAAGTCCAGTATCTGGACTGAGGATAAATTTATGGTTATCACCTTCAGTAATTGGCCTGATATAAGTCTGTTGCCTCGAGATATAAGCAGAAGCTCCACAGTCATTGGCGATGTCTTGTATTTTTTTAAAGATTTCTCCACTAACAGAGAATCCTTTTTCATACACTTTATTTTTAGGTAATTTCAAAACAGCTACTTTTAAGCCTAATGCTTTTGTTAAATCTCTTATAATTACATCAGCTTTTATTTTCCCTTTATATGAGCGTTTAAGAGTCTTTTTGCTGTTGAATGGATAAGTGTCCAATACCTTAATTACCGTTGCACGGTCAGCTCCTAATGGCGTTGTACTAATACTATTGATACAGCCACTAAGTATTAAACCCTTATCTTCAACATATCCAGCGTTAATCGTTATAACCTCTCCACGTTTTAATTTGTTCCTTGTTGATTCTGATAAATTATAAATTGTAATCTCGCTGATGTTGGGCTCAAGATCATCATCAAAAGGTACCTCAAACTCAATATCTAAATCGGTATTATTAAACTTTAGATTTCCTGTTACAACCTCAACGTAACGCTTAAATAATTTACTCATTGTCATTCACCAACTTTAAGAATACTGTTTCATTTAGGTTCGCAAAGGATACTCTTGTCTCTTTTCCTGATGTATCTAGAGGAATAATTGTTGGTGCTGGAAAACGGCCATCAAATACTTCGCTAAATAAAGGCGTAGCATATACAAGCTTCTCGCCATACACCAATACTTCATCACCCTTTTGTAAATCCAATGTGAAATAATCATGCAGCTCGTTATATCTAATCTCTATCAAAAATAATTCAGCGCCCAATTCCATTTCAAAACGATAGGGAATGAGCGCTTTTTCGATTTCTATATATTCAAAGTCTAACATTTATTACACCACCCTTAATTTTGCACCGAGAGGAATTTTCTTTGGATCATAACCATTCCATTTCTGGATATCCTGCCACTTAGTACCGTACTTTTGACCAAGCGAACCGTAGGTATCACCTTTTTTTACTATATGATATACAGGTGACTGTTTTTTGTTTGTAGTCTGTTTACGTCCTGCCTCTTTGGATGGAGCAGTAACTGCTTTTACTTTCGGGTCCACATAAGATGATTGGGCAATGCGAACTTCTGTTAATGTGCAACTGAAATTATAGCCATTCATCACTTTAGAACTAGCTTTAATAGACAAACCATGCATGAGCATATTTTTGTATATACGGCGCCCTTCGTAAGTAAGTAGTTGCCCTTTATACTCAAAACTCTTTAATTTGTTGACTAATGTTTCAACTCGCTCGTTAGTGGGGCGTACCAAGAGACCAGATAACTTTACAACCACAGGTTTTCGCTCAACATGATCAGATAAATCTATCCCTTTCTCAACCTTATGAGTAGGTATATCAACATCAAAATCAGCATCTTCACTAGTTACATGTATTAAGTAGCCACTTAATCGCGCTTTACCAACTAATTCTTCCACCAATATTACCCCTCCCTTGATGCAGGCATAACACTTAATAAATCACCGAATAACTCTTCAAGTGCATCTTTAATGCTGTATGCAGTTTCCTGAGGGCTCCCACCGCCTTGCACGATAATTTGGATAGGTGCTGACACTTTAGAGCTATTAGACGTATTGCTAACTGTCTCTGTAGCTGAGTAATCCCTTGCAGGTTCAAACTGAGTAGCCTGATCTAAATTTATTTCAGGATCTGTACCATTACCTTGCAAAATACCTCTGTCACGTAATTTATCTGCTTCATCTGCTGGCAAAACAGCTTCGTCCTTGTGTAGTAAAGCTGGCATTTCATCATAAGGCACTCGCCCTAAACCAATTTCGAATCCAGGTAAGAAACTTGTAACCTTTGAAACTACCCCACTAATCTTATCGCCAACATTAAAGTTTTTGATTGCTTCTCCAACTGCTCCGAGTTTATTTATCACCCACTCTACTGCATCAGCAATTGCATTAAAGGCTTTAGATATAGCACTAAGAATAGGTTTTAAGATTGCCCATGAACCTTCAATCGCATTCACGGCCAAAGGGAACAAAGGAACAATTACTTCATTTACTAAAAATTTAATGACTGAAGTTATCCCTTCAAATAATGAGCCAACTAATCTTAATACTGGTGAAATGATATCTATCGCAACACTAATTGCTTCTTGTGCCACTGGAAACAGAGGAACAATCACGTTTTCGATTAAGCCAGTTACAATCCCCTTTAATGTCTCAAAAATATTTATAGCACCCTTAACAATTCTGCCAATGTACTCCATGGCCGTTCCTACGTATTCTTGAGCTTTTGGCATTAAAGGAACTACTACATTTTCTATAAAATTCGTTAATACTGATTTTGCTAAGTCAAAACCTTCTCTAAAGCTTTGCATATACCGTTCTATAGATTCTGCTACATCCGACGGTACACCTAGGTTCTCCCATATGTCAGCAACTTCTCCGGTGTCATAAAAAACGGACATGATACTGTTATAAACAGCCATAACCACGTCTTTTATCATAAAAATGTTAGTAACATACGCTTCTATCCCATCAGCAACCCAAGCGGGCACTCCGAGTTTTTGCCACAAGTCTGATACTTCTCCAGTATCGTATACCAATGACATAATCGTGTTATATACAGTTGAAATTACATCCTTCAAACCTGCCAATTTATTGAAACCTGCCGAAACAAATTCCATAAATGGTCCTGGATCTACATTACTGATAACTTCACTCGCTTTAGTCAATACAGCAACTGCTTGATCAAGTATTGGAGAACCAAGTTTTATTAAGAATCCATCCCATGCAGACTTTAAATTTCCAAGTTGGTTTTCCCAACTGTCGGATTCCCTCGCTGCCTGCCCTATAGCACCAGAAAGTTTATTCCCATCCTCAACCATTGCAAGCAAGGTTAATTGCTTTTGTGCCTCAGATAACTTAATAAACGACTTTCCATATAATTCAGTAGCTTTGGTATTACGAGTGGTTTCTGTTGCTGAGATACCAAGCGCGGCATCGTTTTCAAAGTTACCTTTCAAGAACGATTGAAGATTCTCGGTAACATCTTCGATAGAACGGTCATAAAAGGCTGCACTATCTGCTGCCGCTAAAGTGGCTCGCTCAGTTAATTTCAACGCTTCGGCTGTATCTACACCTGTAGTTTTCGCAAAGGCTGCCATTTGAATGTAACTGCCTTTCAAACGGTTAGGAAGGATACCTGTTTCTGTTGCAATTTTATCAAGTGCTTTTGTTGCAGCATCTTCCATGCCTGCAAACACTTGTTCAAATTGCGAGGCCATTGCTTTGGCAGTTGCTGCACTTTCTAAAGCACTTACCCCTATTTCAACTATTTTGTCCACTGCTATATAGGCACCAATTGCAGCACCTAAACCAACTACAGCACCTCTTAATTTACCAAAAGCACCTTCTGCTTCATTTGCGCTTCTTTCGACATCATTTATGCTATCTCCATCAATTCTGTTTAACTCACGGTCCACATCATTAATGTGATTTCCTAAATCATCAAAATCATCTACTAAACTGTCTACATCGTTTTCCATGCTATTAAAACCACTAAAATCCATGTGGGTTATAGCCGATATAACTTGGTCAATTCTTCTGTCTAAATCAGCTAAAGGGCCATCGTCAATATCCATGCCAATTTCAACAAATAGATCACGTATACTCACAATTCAGCCCCCTTTTTGCGCATTTTTTCGTTCGATATATACGTCCATTGCAGCATTGAATTCATGTAATTCATCTGGCGTCATAGTTTCAGCTCGCTCAAAACTTAAAAAGCGCTCCATAACAGGGCGCCAGAAAAACCAATTTTCTTCAACTTGTTCTTTATAGACTTCATAAGGTTTACACGTCTTGAAAGAGGAACTGCGCTGCCGCCTTCATAACTTCAGATAATCCACTATTTTCCTCAAAGTGGTCCCAATTCACACGACCGCCATCGCCGGTAAAAACGACATGTTCCATGAACTCGCTATAAAGTAGTTCTGATGATGTACCTGTTTCAGTTTTTGCACGGTCGCGCATTCGAAATGATTCTCGTAATCCAGGGTGTTGAAATACATATTTTTGTCCCTTTTGAGTTGTAAACTCCATTTGCTCACCTTTTTTAGCCATTGCTTTTCGCTCCATTTCTTTTCGTTTTAATTGATTTGTAATATGTCCTTTTTTCATTGCAAATTAAAAGAGTGAGCTCAGGGGCCACTCTCCTTTCGTTTTATTTAACTGAGTAGTCAAATACTTTGATTGTGTAAACACGGTTAGCTACAGACTTACCATGTTCAATGTCAGGCACCTTAGTAACCATCGCCTTTGTTCCACCAACAACCTCTTTGATTTCGTTGTTACTGTTCACCCAGATAGGGAACATTGTACGTTCGTTTGCTAGTTTGTTTAATGTTGAAATAGATGGTGATGTTTGATTCAATGTGATTTCAATAGTACCCAATTGATCTCCATTAATTGATACAACTGCATCACCTTGAGCTGAGGAACTTGATTCAAAGTTGTCATTATCCTTTGAACACTTAACCATGGTCCCGTCTCCATAACCTGTGATAAACGTACCATTCACTGTTGTTGTAACCTTTCGTGCATCATAAGTGCCAATATGTCCAGTCATCTAAGAACCTCCTTATGCAGAAATTTCACCTTTGATTTTCGCTTCATGAATGGCCCCTTCTAGTTCGAAACTAAATGACAAACCATCATATTTTCGAGTTGCACGATCTGACGCTGAAACTTCCGCTCTTTTTTTAGTTTTGATTGTATATAAATATTGATTAGCTTCATCAGTAGCGATAATACCATTCTGACCAGCTACTTCTAACACAGTGCGTACAGCGTCTTCTATTTGAGCTATACCAGCGTCAGAATAGGCAATTTTGGAGTTTGTTGCAAATAAACGTTGCACCTGCTGTTCAATATTGATTTTTACCCAATCCTTACCATGCATGACATCGATATATTCCCCGCTGATTACCTTACCTTCAGAAGTTTGATCAATGCCGGCCTTAGAAACATAGGCAATGCCGCCGTTTCTGTGAATTTCCTCAAGTTGAACAGGAGTAATATCTTGAGGTGTAGCAAATTTCAATGTTTTAAATTTCCAAGTTACAGACCCGACAGGCTTTGAACCAACTTGTCCTATGAGTGCAGCATGAAGAAACTCAGAAATTTTATTATGTTGAATAACAAATGTACGGTCATACTTACCAACCTTTAATGTTTCTAAATCGGTTACACTATCAACGACATGAGCAGCAATCTTTAATTCTTTTTCCTCAACTACATCGCTAATTTCTTTATAGTCTGTAACTGCTCCTGTATCTAAAATCACGAAATACCAATCATTATAAAAATAGTTTTCTAGTACAGATACAGCCGTGACAGGAGTCTCTGCGGAAGGGTTATAAGTCGCGACAGCAACTTTGTCAGGTCTACTATCGCCCTGATTGAAAATTTGTTTCGCAATTTTATAACCATCTGATTCTTCACTAATTGCTGTTTTGATATCTTCTAAATCATCAAATTCTTTGTAAGAACTCGCTCCATCTTTTTTCACTAAAATTAACGGTGTACCTAAGCCGGTCAGTGATGACGGCTTACTAATGTCAATCGTGACTGTGACGTCTTGTAATGGCATTAAATCTCCCCCTTCATTTCAACACTTTCAATGACATCGATTTCAAACGTTTCTCGACCTCTTACTCGTAAACGAACATCAAACCCTACACGACGTTCATAATCAACCGTTAAAAAAACATCACGGTTGTTTGCATTAAGCACTTCAACAACTGTGATGTTTGCGTCTGATAATTCAATTGTGGCTTTACCTAAAAAATAACCTCTAGCCTTATTTGAGTAATTCTCTGCATCTTCGATTTTCTCAGCATTACATGTGATTGATAAAACAATTTCTATATCTTGTTCAATAGTCATTAGGTTATTATTGACTGATTCAGTTACATTCCCCACACCGATTGCAGGAGAAATACTTTTTATAGAGAAAAAGGGGTATGGAGGTTGTTTGCCCATTCCTTCCGCTTGAATCACTTCGATTTTCGTGTAATTAGAGAGTCCATTTTGTGTAGGTATCCATATATCATCGTATCTATACATTGGTCCCTCCTTCAGCATTTCCTCGATACCTCATGAGATATATGTGGACATCTGTGTAATCCGTCAAATCCTTAAACGACTGAATTGTGTAAGTATCCCCTTTGTACATCACCTTAGTATCGATTTTAATAGGCTCTACTACGTATAATTTCTTTTCTTTTACTGTGTACAAACCACTTTCAATGTACTTTAAATCATCATTATTCAGTGGCAATACAATACCAGTCATCGAAACTTCTTCTGGTTTACCAGGAACCCATTTCCCATTAATGTATTTCCCATCTTGTTCTATTAAAGCAGTGAAAGGAACACTATTTAGGTCAATAACTTCCTTAAAAATCATCAAATCAGGCATTATTTACGCACCACCCTATAAGTAATACGCATACGCAAGCCTCCTGTATCGATTAATGGATTGCTAGAACCCTTTTTAGCAATAGTAGAAGGAGCGTTCGGTGGAGCATCTAAATCAGTGATTTTTTCTTGAATATCTCCCACCATACGAGCACCTAAACGATTAAAAAGTGTTTGTACATCCATTTGAAGTGCAAGAACATGTTTAAGTTGGCTTTTAAAAAAACTCGCCCATTGTTCATTTTTATCATCAAACGCAGTTCGTAAAAATGAACGTTCAGGAATAGAAATTGAACCTTTTCCCCGTTGAATGGTTGCCCCAAACTCATGAACACTCGCTACCATAACATATTCATCACTACCGAACATGCCAACTTCGACAGAGTAGTTTTTAAGTTCTTTCAACACGTCTTTTAAACGACTAATGTTATTCGTGTCCGTAAACCTTACGTTGATTCTCGCCATCTTAAAGCACCACCAAGTTAATTGACTTTTTGGGCTTAAACTGCTCTTCTAACTCATCTAAAATACGTTGGTATTCTTGACCAAACTTCGTTGCTAAAAGCCCAAAATTCTTGTTTGGTTCGCTATATTGACGCTCGATAACGTCAACTTTCTCACGAATTACTGTTTGGTCTTTTGTTATGCTTAAAACAACTAAGTGAGCAGCTAAATAACGTGCTAAACGCTCTTGATATAACTCTGGAACAGACAAAGAGGACACTTCAAGTGAAGCGTCCTCAATGTACATTGTTAGTCGTTCATCAGTGATTGGAGTGAATTCATCACTTAGCATACGTATACGCTCAATTGACGTTAACAACATGTGAATCCCTCCTATTTTTCGGGATTTTTCAATTCTTCAATGCGCTTATCGATGGCATCAAGGACAGTTTTACGGTCCTCGTCACCCTTCAATTCCTCAAGCATGTCAATGTCAAACGCATCTTCAATCATTGCAATTGCATCCTTTGCAGATGGCCTTGTCTTATCTTTATCATAGGCAAATTCACCTTTGTCATTAAGATGTTTCATCAGTGGATGAGTAAGGAAATTTTCAAACTCTTTTTCATCCACTTTATTAGTACCCGGATTAAGCGTTAAACCATTGGCTGTATATGCATGATTTCCTTTGTTTTGTACTAGCATCAAGCATTCCCCCTTAAATTCCATCCGCACGGCAAATAGCCATCGGATAACGAATAATTAAGCCTGTTGTACGCTCTTCGAAAGGTACTTTTGTATTCGGGAATGCGTACTCTTGTGGATGACGTGTAATATCTAATGGAATGCCAAGCTCCACAACATCAGGTGCTGAATCAAGGACAATAAAACACTCTGAACCTGCTAACCCTTTCTTAGCAAGATCATTTACTGTTTCAATACGTTTAAACCAGTTTTGAGATTTAATGTACTCCAACACCGATTGTTGAGTGTATTCATTAAACGTTTTTTCTAACTCCTCATTTGAGTCTGGCGTTAACAACAATGTATCAGCTTCATGTCCATTTAATTTGTTAACCATATTTTTAGCTTTTCGGATATCAGCAACGATTTCTTTACCAGTCTTGTCCTTCCATTTGGTAGATGCGCCCGCCTCGTTTTGTGGAGTTGCATATACTTGAATACCCACCGCATCTGTTAATCCTTTAATGCCGTGTGTTTTATCACCAGAAAAAGCGACTTGATTTTCCTTTTCTGCAATTGCCTTACGTACTGTATCTGCTTTTGTTACATCAAGTGGGCGTCCTGCCATTTGAGCCTCACGTACTTCCTGTACGCTGATATTAAAAGCAGCAGCGATAGAATAGATTTTTACCGTTTCTTCTGTTAAATCTGCATCAACCAAAGGCACATCAGTTGCACCAGGAGCTAAGATTTTTGCAACGCCTGAGCGAGTTAAAACATCATAACTATAAGTTTTTGCTCCTGCTGGAATATCGTTTTTTACGCCGAAAATAGATCGTGCTTTTAATTCTGAAGCATGTGGTTCATACACACGCTTATCAATTGCATTTAAGTCTTGTGGGCGGATTAAAGCATCTCCGCGATAAGCTTGAATTGTCATGTAAAGTTTCCCCCTTAAGGTAAGTTAATTTCGATTTCGACTAATTGATTTGCTGTAGCGTTAGCTTTAAAAACAGCACCATTGATGGCTACTGCCCCATCTACCGTAAATTTTTGAGTGGCAGGATCTACTTTAACCGCTTGGCCATTGATTACGTCGCCACCAGCCACCACGAAAATACGACCGCGTTTAACGATTGCTGCTGGTTCACCTACTGGATAGTTTTGATCGTCTTTCTTTTCTACCCAGTCATGGATATTTTGCGCTAACGCAATACCAATTACTGTACCGCCTGTAGCAATTGGTTTAATTGCTGTGCCTGTGGCATTAAGTTGTACTGCTGCACCGAATGGTACTTTTGCTTCTACTGCGTACGTGTCAGCTGTGTAGTCTTGGTAACTTGATAATTGACCAGCTTTCCCTGCAGGCAGCATATAATCAGGATAATTTGTAATAGGCATATAATTTCCTCCTATGAACGCATGTTCAAACGTTTAGTTTTTAGTTCTTCTAAATCTTTGTTTCCGCCAGCATCACCAGTGTAAGTACTATTAGCACCTGTGCTTGAGAAGCCATTTGATTGTACTTGCTCCACAGTTGCATCAAAAAAGGCGTTGATATAGTCGTCTGACTTACCATCACCTTTGAATTCTGCTTTTGCAGTCGATATAACAGCTTCTTTAATCTCTCGCTCTGATTTACCTGTAAAATCAAAAGAATCGCCTAAAAGAGGTTGTGACACATTAATTAGAGCCACTCGTTCCTCAACTTTCTTATCTAACTCATCAGCAGAAAAGGATTTTTCTTTTAAAGTAGCAATCTCTTGATCTTTTGATTCCAATTTAAGTTCTAATCCATCTATGCGCCCTTTTAAAGCATCAGCACTATCGCCTTTCACCTTCGCAGTTTCCTCTTTTGCTTTTAATGTATCAATATAAGCTTTTACTGCTGGATCTACCTCATACTCAGTACCTTCAATTTTAATTTTTGCCATCTTAGTGTTTCCTCCTTCTTTTTCATCAATTTGCCATGCGTCTGAATCAGAACGTATAGCAACTTCAGGGCCTGCACGACCTTTTTCTACGATTGCAATATGATTAATTTCAACATTCCGTTGTACATATTCGTACTGATCACCATTATATGTTCCACTTTCTGCAACAACATCCGATAAAAAACCAATGCTAATTTCATTGTATCCCTCATGAATTTTTCCAATGAGCGTTTTGTCCGTCACAGTCAACGAGATATAGAGTTTGAAGTCCTCTACACGTGAATCTGTGTGGCTCATACCTTTAGCATAGGTTTGATAATTTTCGATTGTAACTGGTTCATTCGGGTGACCATCAGTAACAGGCTTAGAACGCGCTGAATAAATAGTACGGTCACTAAAAATATCTTCTGGCAGTTTAGCCTCCATCTGAACAGTGCCATCTTGTCGTTGATATGGAAAAACACCAGGTCGAGTAATCGGTACATTGACCGTTAAATACCCTTCTAGTGTTTCCATGTAGTCTTTTATATAAGATGTGTCATAACGTTGTAGTTTCAATATTTCACCTCCTTTTACAAAATAAATGACCACTGCATTATCAAATAAGCTTCTATAAGCTGTTCATTTGTCATATCTTTATTCTCTTGAACCTTTATTAATAGTTGCATTAAACCTTCTGCGTCTAATTCCATTTTCTCGCCAGCTAAATCCAAACCTTGTTTCAAGCTACCGTTCATTATTGCGTTAAACACTTCGATTGCATCTTTTTCATTCATCCTCTTCACCTCCATTTTTCTTTACGAAATAAACAGGGAAAAGTTTCAATTTATTCAAATACTGGAATTGCTACACATCGACAACGATAATCCTCTCCTGGTAAAACCACTCGACCATTCACGGTCGGTGGATCATCATAAGAAAAAACTTCGTTGGCTAACACCTTATGTGAATCTCTTACTCTCTCATCATGGGAAGTAAGCCATTTAAACTTATCTACACCAACCTGTTGGTGTCTTTGGGCGGTCATTTGACCAAAAATGGTGCCTGCCTGATCAACAGCAATAAATTGTGCCTTATTTTTAGAAATTCCGACCTCTTCTTCGAGTTGTTCACGTATGTGTCTTATAGTGCGTCCTTGTTTCACGCCATCTCGCACAGCATTCTCAATCCTAGAAAAATAATCTTCATGAATAGTTTTGATATAGTTCACATTTTCCACTATTTTAGTGTGTAGAAAATCCTTTAGCCATGGTTCTGTAGCTACTAGATTAATACCCTTCACCTTCATTTGCTGTTCAAGGTTATGACGGTTGAAACGATTGACGTTCTTAACGAAAGATGATGCAGCACGCTCACTTTGAGCAGTCGTGAAAATCTTATTCACCTTATCCTTTAAGGTATGAAACATTTTCTTGAGGCCATATAGTATGCCATCTTCAACGTAATAGGCATCTTGTCTAGTTTCTAGTTGGGGCACAATGTACTTTTCGAAAAGCTTTAATGTTTCTACACCAATTGCTGTAATCATCTTTTCTAACGCTCGACTATAACTAACAGTTGCAGCATCCGGAAAACGAGTCATTGGTACTTTTTTAACCATTCGTACCACTCCAAGCTTTATATACATTGTTCGCTAACTGTCTTAGGTCTGCTTCATCCCCACTGTATTTAAGCGTATCAGACAAACCAAACTGACCAAAACGTGCCTCACGGATTTCATCAGCCGTTATGATGTTATTAAGTAAGTAAATCTGATCTGTTTCAGCAACTAACTTACGAATTTCAGCATCTGTTTTAGCATCCACATTCCACAACGGATTAAATTGTATTTCCCATTCCAGTGTTTCGGGGTCGATACTTCCCCCAAGCTCTTTCTCAGCCATCAACAACATTCGAATGAGCTTTTCCAAATGAGGCTTCATTTCGTTCTCTTGATCAGCCACGATACGAGAGTAATAGTTCATCACATCATATTGAGCGCCAGTAATAGTACCTGATTCTTGACCTTTTATAACAGTTTTAGGCATTCGCGCAGCACCCGATAACAAATCCCAAACGAAATCTAGTAAATCCTTAATGCCCGATACTGATGTACCTTGTTTTGTAAGTTCTTCACCCTCTGCAATCATCGCTAATGCCTCTGTTCTAAACATGAAATCCATAATCATGGATAGCTGTTGTTTATCTTGAGTTGATAAATTATCGATGTCTTTTGATTTATACACTTTAAAAGTGAAATCATGAAGAATTTGACCAACTGACCAAACAGACGTGTCAAAAACCGTCAGAATGTCATATAAAGGCTCCAAAAGAGAACGCCCTTGTGCTTCCCCTTCGAATCGCCTTGTCTGGCTATGGAGCAATCTAGAAACGTGTACAGATGATTCTGTTGTTTGTGTTTGCACCCCGTGGCTAGATGCTCGATTAATGCGTAATTGTTCTAATTGGCCGTATTTAATATCAAATACATCTTCGTTTATCAGGAATTCATTTACCTTTAAAGAGCTGAAAGCATGCAAATAATCCACTGAATATAATTTATCCATTTTCAAATCATCGCTTAATTCGAATTTGGAGGCTTGTGTCACTCCTAAACTAATAAAACCATCTCCACGGAGACGGTCATAAGTGAACATTTCTTTAAATGCCTTCTTAGCTTTTAGGTCAGCAAGCTTACTCATGATGTTACGCGCTAATTGCTCATCTTTCATCTTCAAAGTGAACCAATTACGTGTCATGTCCTCGGCAGGTATATCAATGATATTTTGAACAATACGACTATCACCATATAAGTTAGAGATTTCATCATGAGATAGCTTACGACCAACGCCAGCGATCTGTCTGGTCAACTTATCTTTTTGATTTGCTTTGCCATTACCCTGCATGAAGTCCTCTTTATACTGCTTTGCTTGGTCGATTGTTTTCATCGTTTCACCTACTTTCCTAATAAGTTTTTATAACGATCTATTGGATTAGAGTTGTTTGTGTATAGTTGATTTAATGCTTGTGTAGTCATATCCACTAAATCGTCATGTGCTGCGTTAGGGAAGGATACAAGCTCTTCAACAAGGTCCTCAACCCAAGGACACATATTCGGATGAGGTAGATATACATTTCCAGCCTCAAACAAAGGAGACACCGCATTTGCACGTGCCTCCTTACCACCATCAGGATCAACTGGAACAATACCACTAATCTCATCTTTTAGCATTTCGATGATAGCTGAGCCATTGGCTTTATCCTCAATATATTTATTTCGTGCATTGGGCCATTTATCGGACATAGCACGTATGGCTTTCATTGTATCCGCGAAGCCCATTCTCCTGTGGTCAATATCAAACAAGAAATATTGTGCTTTTTTACGTCCCCACACTCCACCGGCTACATAGTCGCTGGTATCAGTACCTTTAAAAGTACAATCCCACGATTGGGCCATCTTATCGAAATGTGTAGGTAATATAGCCACATCATTCGATAAAGCCCATTCTCTATGTTGCTCTTGAGTACGCACATAATAACGAATCCATTCACGTTTAAAGATAGAACCGCCTGCTGGTGAAGGTCTTTGTTGATAAAGAGCGTTCCATGTACGACTACCAACCTCTGC